CAATGGTTGATTGGATCTGCGCCTCCTCTCTCTGTAGAGGGGTGCTTCGGGCCTGGAGCGACGGTATCGGACATCTCTGGTCGGACGACTGTCCCACACAAAATGTCTTCGACACCCACTCTGACCGAAGGTACCCAACGCCATCTTACTAACTGGGGAGCTAGTAAGTGGGCTTACGCGTCGCGTAAGCGTGCCGAATCTCCTCAAATTGTCCGAGGTAACCATTATTTTCAGGTTCCAAAGACAGCCAAGACTAATCGGTCTTGTGCGAAAGAGCCCTCCGTTAACGCGTTTTACCAACGCGGATACGGAGCGGTTATGGCAGCCAGGCTGCAGGCAAAAGGCTTAGTAATAAGCCCTGCTCGCAACCCCTACTATAGTCGCTTGGGCATCTCTCATTATGAGGGATACGACGTCGCATCTGAGGCTCACAGACAGGTTGTCCGTGAAGCTTCACTCACAAATGAGTTTGCTACGATCGATCTTTCAAATGCATCTGACACCTTGTGCACAGCCCTGGTCAGAGCTTGTGTACCCCGTCGATGGTTTGAAGAGCTTGACGCTCTTCGTTCCAAGATGACCAAGGCCCGTGGGCACTGGTATCATCTCGAGAAGTTCTCGTCGATGGGTAATGGGTTTACGTTTGAACTCGAGACGACCATTTTTGCTGCCATTTGTATGGCGACGAATCCATGGTTGATCCCGGGACGCAATCTTTTCGTGTTTGGCGATGATATCATCGTACCACTTGAGGATGCGTCAAACGTAATTGCCGCGTTGGCTTTTTGTGGATTCGAGACGAATGCTGATAAAACATTCATTAACTCGGACTTCAAAGAATCCTGTGGGGGCGACTTTTATAGGGGAGAGGCTGTTCGGCCTTACTACCTTAAAAAGGAACCAAATGAACCACAAGATTATATCGCCCTGGCTAATGGAATTCGCCGAATGGGGCTCCAAGACGATGGCGCTGATCGCTTGTTTCACGATCTTCGCCTTGCTTGGTTTCGCATCCTGGACTGTATTCCAAGCCGCATCCGCAAATGTCGTGGTCCTCAAGAACTCGGGGATCTCGTCATCTGCGATGATGAACGCTTCTGGCAAGTCAAATACCGTAGCCAAAAAGGACACATCGCCGTATACCGACCCATCCGACCTCGAGAGGTAGGGTGGTCTCGGTTCGACTCTGATGTCCAGTTAGCCGCGGTTCTCTACGGAGTCCGGTTTACGAGATCCTCTTACAAGGATGATCGTGCTCGGCGCATTCCTATGCGCGGAGACGTGGCCGGTTACAAAGTAGGGTGGGTTTCATACGGTTGATATCGTATGGATGGCGCTTGACTGTGCAGCCAAGTCG